CTGCTGCATCTCTGGCATCACCAGTTTGCAGTAACCTTCGTTGTTGTTTTTTCTGTTTATCGGTTACAGTCTGCTTTACTTTAGCTCCACCTTTTAAAGTTTTTGGAGCTTTTGCGACTTTTTTCTTTACACCTGATTTAGATGATTGAAGTTTGTCCCATTGTGCTGCTTTGTGTAACACTATAACTTGTCGGTGGTCAAAGACTTGAGATAACTCATCATCTGTGAAACCAACCTTCTTACCATAATTGCGAATTTCATTTTTGATCTGTTCGCCTTTGGCTTTGTCTGAAAACTCTGGCAAGGATTGTGTCAGCTTTTGTGCTTCATTTGTTACAAACTTTTGCATTTCATCTGCTCTTACTGCGTTTTGCTCTTGAGCAAGGCGTTGTCGTTCAGATTGCACAGTTTGTAACTGTTCTTTTTTTTCGGTCATTTCTGCGACCTTAACTGCATATCCTATTGGGTCGTTCTCTTTCATAGCTGCTAAATCTTCTGGACTATCATTAGTACCAGTCAAGAATTGTTCAACTGCTTGAAGTTTTTGAGCATACTCATCCCTAACTTTTCTAGCTTCAATAATAGCTTTAGCTTCTTGTTCTATAATTTTACGCTGTTCAGCTACTTCTTGAGTCTTTTTAGTATAATCAGAGCCGAGTTGATAAGATTTCTTTAGGTCATCAAGGGTAACTTCTTTTTCTTCACCTGCTGCTTTGATGGTGAAAGTTTGTTCTTCCTCAACTACTTCTTCATCTTCAATTTCGGATTCATCTTCAGTTTCTTCTTCAGCTTCTTCTATTTCTTCTTCAGCTTCTTCTTCAACCTCTGTTTCCTCTACCTCTGCTTCTTGTGTATCTTCTTCCTTTTCAGTTGGTTGCTCGTTAGAGTCCTCTGGTGTGGACAACATACCTTCAAATGCAGATGCTGCTTCTGACATTGTTATTGGATTGTCGCCACTTTCTACTGGTGTAGAAGTCGTGGTTTCTTCACTCATTGTATTTCCTTAATCGCCATCTAGGTGTGGCATTACCATACAGGCTAAATGCCTATAATATTGTCCATGATTTATCCTTAATCTTGTCGCTATCTACGACAGATTGAAGTCTAGTCATCATGCTATCTATTGCCTTAATCCTTTGATAAGCTCTTTCTCTTGTAGCTACATCTTCTGGATCAGAATTTTTTATTTCTGCGTAACACTCTTTAGTCATATCTTTTATTTCATCAAGAAATGATTGAGTATTTAATACGCTTTTTATTTCAGCTTGTTTATCCATTTAACCTGCAATGTTTTTAATTTTATCTAAAGCATTTATAAGTTCTTTAGATTCAGTTAATCTAGTTTTGTTATTATCATTTTCTGATTTTTGTGCAAATTCTAATTCTTTAAGAGCCATTTCTTTTTCAAACTCTATTCTTTCTTGCTGAAGCTCTAATAATTCTTTTTGCATTTTTAATTCTGTTTGTTGTTTTTCTAATTCTAATTTAGCCATATCAGATTGCATTTTCATTTGTGCCTTTTCTCTTTCTACTTCTGCAAGTATAGCTGCTGCTTTAGTATTAGAATCTTCTTCTTTAGGAGCTTGTGCAGCTTGTTGAGCTAATTGCATAGCTTGTTCTTCTGACACTTCCATTAGAAATGCAGAATCATCTTTAAATCCTGCCATGTTTACAAATTTAGCTAATGTATCTCTGTATTGTTTTAGATTAACTAATGGATTTGCTAACCCATAATTTTTTATTACTTCTTCTTGTTTCTGTAATATCATTTGCATAGTAGCTAATTGTTCTTGTTTACCACCAGTACCCAATCCAACATTAACAGTTAAATTGTATTGTGTAGTCCATTCTCTAGGATTCATAGGTACAAAGCTGTTATGAACTTTAATAATTCTTTCTTTGTTTTGATACTTACAAATTAAAGCTAATATACCTTTAAATAAAGAAGATACACCTGTATCTGCAAAAATACGAGCTATAAGTTCTAACTTACCTTGTGATGCAGATGTCATTGCTGATACTGCTGTAGCAGTTACATTAGATAATAAATCAGGATTTAAACCTTGTTGCGCATCAGATACTCCACTTCTTTTTGCTTGTACAGAATCTAAATACTCTAGCATAGGAAATGATTGTGCAGCACTAGATTGTACTGTCATTGGCACTAAAGCATTTGGATTCTTAATACGAATAACTCCACCTGCTGTAGATGTAAGAAGATCATCTAAATTAACTTGCCCTTCTACTGCACCCACTCTGTAATTGTTTGTAAGATATAGGTTGTCTAGCATTTGTCTAGTAACTGTAGATTTAATTAATTGCAAATCCATAGCTCTGTCTGCTAATGATTGACCAAAAAATTTATGAGGAATAGGTATTGGGCATACACTATGAAATGGAACATAATCACATTCCTCACTCATTAACACCTGGTTGTCTGCATAACAAACTCTATGTAGTTCAGCTATTCCATCACCATCTAAATCTGTTTTTACATAACACTCATAATACTCAATTCGTTCCATACTTTCATTGTCAGAATTGTTAGTATTAAATGGTTCTTCACCTGCTCCATATCTTGCTACTCTTTCCGGAGTAAAATCTAATAAATCTCCAGTAGATAATTCTTCTACTATTTCTGGGTCATAACCCATTGCTATTAAATCAGATCGTGTTACTAGACTTCTTTGCGCTACAAAATCTGCATCTTTAATAGTTGTTGCATTTTTATCTATTAAAAATTCTTCTGGAGATACATTTTCTATTTTAACTTTAGATGAGTCTTTTGTTCTTTTGCATTTTACATTGTAATAAACATTTACAATAGGGGGTACTTCCATCATTATAGGCATACCCATTTCATCCACCATAGGTTGTCCTGTCATTGGATCTACTGCTGGTTGTGATTCTTGCTCTATAACTTCTTCCACTTCTTCTTGTTCTGCAACTTCTATCTCTTCATCCTGCATTAACATTGCAAGTTCGTCTTCTGTTAAATTTTGATATTTTTCTGTAGTCGTATTTTTTTTATCATCCCAATATGCTTTAACTATGCCTACTTTTTGAAGTAGGCCATCTTTAAACCAATCGTGCATAATTTCAAAACCATCATTATCTTTATAAAATATATGATTTACATACTGTGTTACCTGTTCTGCTAGAGCACTGTCACCAGCATTAACCGGCTCAAACTCTACTGCTTTAGAGTTAGTGGTAAATACCTTCATTATTTGAGGTAATGCACCATCTACTACTTCTGCAACTTCACCAGTTACAATTTGAGATCGACCTTCTACTTCGTTGCCATAAGGCTCTCTTAAATAATACTCAAGAGCTGCTGCTCTCTCTAGTTGAGTATCAGTCGCAATAAAGCCTAAAGAATCATCAATATGAGAACTAATAACATTAACCAAAGAGTCATTGTCTTCCTCATCTACTTTCATATTTTTTTTATCGTATGCCATTTAAACTATCCATGTGGTATTAATCTCTAAAGGTTTGTTCCATGATTCCATAGGTGATTCATCCATGCCTACTGCTAAATAACGAAAAGCATCACTTGCATGAGATGCCCAGTCATGAAATGGTCTATCATGAAATACATTTCTTTTGTCATCAAACACTCTACGATAATTTCGTAGTGCATCTAATCCCTGTTTTGTTTTGTCTTTATCAAACCAACAGCGTGGTAATATTTTTCTAGCTGCTTGTATGCCATCCATTACAGTTAATTTAGTTGCAACTGTAATATTTAAACCTGCTTCCTCTAACATTTCTTTTCGTGATTTACCTGTGCCCAATTCTCGCACAGCTACATCATGAGGCAATATATGTGTAGCATACATATAATCATGTTCTCTTAACCAATTTACATAGTAATCAAGGCCTACACCATGATTTTCTACAAAATCTATAAGTCTTATTTCTTTGTTTACTACTTGTGCTACCCAAATACTTGTACTGTCTGAAATTCCTAAATCCCATCCTGTGTATGTTCTAGCTAATTCGTCTTTAGGTATATCTACAATATGTTTTTGTTCATCTAAATCATTAATAATAGACGAATAATAAGAACCTTCTACAGGCGCATTAAAGCTACACTCAAATTCTTGCTGGTATTTATCATCACCCATTTCAGCTTTTGCTGCAATAAGCTCATCTTTATCTAAAATTTTAGTATCAGATGATTTAAACTCTAATAATTCCCAACCATCACTATTTAGGCCTCGATCACGCAAGTCTTTAAAGTGATTTTGTCCTTTGGGTGTTCCCATTGCAACGCAGTACCCAATTCTATCTGCCAATGCAGGTCTGACAATCTCTGTGAACAATGTAGGATTAATGTTCCCAATTTCATCAAGAACGCATCCGTCTAGATAGATTCCACGCAGACTGTCAGGATTATCTGCTCCATACAAGTTTATCCTTCTACCCATAAAGTCTACACGCAGTTCAGCAATGTTGGCTTTAGC